GGCTATACCCATAAGAAAGATTGGTGGGTACAAGCCTGTGAACAATCTGGGGATTTAGAGCCTGTCCTTGTGTATAAGTATGACTATCAAGAGCCTAGAGCCGTCATTTCTCTGTCAGTCATAAGCAAAGACTATGACTATACAGACATGATTTGCACCATTTCTCTGCCAGATTTGTTTTATATCATTCGTGAAAAACTTGCTGAACAGGGGCTTGGCGAAAGCAAAAAAATATGATATTTAGATTTTTCTAAACATTGCCCTGCGGCATACACTGCTTGAGCAGTGATACATAACTTACTTTTATTTATATATAAAAAAAACAATGCTCTGCATTTCTGCAAAGCATTGCTTCACTGCCCTGCGGCATTGCTTAGTTATACTTGCCTTTGCCTCTCTGCATGGCAGCTTTTATTGTTGATGAAGGAACAGAAGTGCCAGTGCCTCTGCGCTGTTCTGTTTGATACTTCCAGAAATAAATCAGCCTTTCTCTGCTAGTCTTTAGCATCTGTTCAAACTGTTTTACCGTCATTTCCAGCCCTTCCCTACTGTAAAGCCACTTGCAAGGGTTACACCATGCAAGGCTGTTTGTATTATGTTTTTATGTTCTGGGCTTTCCCCATCAATAGGCAAGCCAGCTTTTAAAAACAGCTTATGAATCTTTCTGCGCTTTGCCATACTGCAATCGCGCAAGTAATGGCGGTATTCATAATTCCAGAAGTAAGCTATTCCCAAATAACTCTCTGTTCCTATGAAAGTTTTATCCAGACTGTTTAGCCCTTGATAAGCCTCAAAGCTAATTTCTCTGCTATTCAGATCTATAATTGCATTGCTAGTCATTTCTCTGATCCTCTCTCTCTATCTGCTTAATAAACGCAATAGCTTTTGCACTGGCAAAGGGATCTTTCTCTGCCCAGCTTCATAGTAAGATATTGCTCTTGGTGTTACGCCTAGCAGATCAGCCATAGCCGCTATGGTTAATTGCAGCCTCTCTCTCTCTGCGCGAAATTCTTGTGGTGTTATTGGTTTGGTCATGTTATACCTTTCTGGCGGTTTTGATCCACCGCTTGCTAGTCCCAGGGGCAGTTATGTTTTGCATAGCTGCCCCTTTCTCTTTCAGTCTGTTACCTGTTCAACAATTAATTGAGGCGATTTGCCCAATTCTTTTCCTGGCAGTGTTTTCCAGTACGTCATGCCAAGATCTGCAATTTTTTGCGCCTCTTTCTCTGTTTCTATTGGATTAAACAGGCCACAAACTATTCTGCCAGTATCTTTTATCTTTACTACATACATTTTATTGACCCTTTCTCTGCTAGTCTTTAAAATGTTCGGGATAAAGATCAATAAACATTGATCTGCCTTGTCCGTCTTTCATGCCTATTTCATAAGAAAAATAGCCATTGTCTCGCAATTCTTGTTCAACACAATCCGATCTGTTTATTTCAGATGCAATGCCATTAGCCCATAGGTCAAAAATTCTTGGATTCTTTTCTTGGTTATCATCAATCCATTTTTGGATATGATAAACACCTTCAACATTTACAAACATTAGCTTGATCCTTTATTGCTAGTTATGCCATTATTGGCGATTTAAGCTGTTTTAAGGCTTATCACTGCCTTGCCTAGTGTATCAGTACCAGACAAGGCAGAAATAAGGCTTACACGCTATGAAAACGCGATTAAACAGAAAACCATTGAACCGATCAGCATTGTAAAAAATAACAGGCTGATCACTGCCTCAAACATAAACTCTTTAATAGTCATGGCCTGGTCTCCTTTAAAAATCATTATTCTGATCGCCATGTATCGGCTGGCCATCACTTATTTGCGCCATTAAGATAAAATCATCGTCAATAGCGCAGCCGCCATCATGGGTTATCCATTCACCATGCCAATCTAATCCGATAATATTATCTCTTATTTCACCTGTAAAAATATCAGGCGTTTCTGATTCTATGGCTGGGTTTTCTACACTGAATCCGCAATTATCCGTAATGACTGCATAATGTTCACAGTGATCATCCAGCCTGAACAGCTTGGCATCGGTATATCCACCCCTAACATCTGCGCCACCGTGTATTTGGATTAGCACATAATTACCGCCATCAATACACAATGATCCGCCATTTAATTCCAGATCAGTACCTTGCAAAACTTGGCTGAAATTATTTTCCCAGTTATAGGTATTCCAACCGTCATTGGTTGCTGAAAAGCCTTTATCTGCCAGCCATTCGGACTGATCCCTGCTAACCCCGTAATAATCGCCTTGCCAATCATCGCAGGGCATTGCGTTAAATTCGCGGCATAAATCATCAAGTTCTAAAATGCCGCTAGTCAATTTATGGAATATTGAAACATCAATTTCAGGCGTTGCGGTTGTTATTCTGCCGCCATCATCGCGTTCTATACCATAAAAGCATAATGTAGCGGCTGGCTCATTTTTAAAATCATTAAGAGAACGGCCCTGATTGCGTTGCCAGTTTCTACCGTTATCGCCACCGCTATCCAGCATATGACTACCAGTGTTTTCTGTTATCATTTCAAATATTGTTTGCTCTATTGTCTTTTTCATAGCCTTGATCCTTTTCTGTTTGCTATGTCTGGCATTATTGCCAAGTAATAACCGAACATTGCCCGATCATTACTAGGCAAGGCTGGCAAGGCCAGCCAAGCCTTGTTTGTTTATGCCTTCATAATCTCATAACTTGCCATAAATTCATGGCGTGATGGATATTTGATCCAGTGTTTATCAGTCTGGAATAGATGATAATCACCATCACGATCTTGGGCTATGACTACGCTATTCCAAGGCCTTTCAAGATTGTTTGCAGTTTGTAAGCATTTATGAAGGCCGTCATAACTGCCAATAAAACAGCCATTATTGTGATTGCCTATAATTTGTGGCGTTGTGTTTGTATGATACCAGATTCTATTTTGTGCCATTGTTTTGATCCTTTAATTGGTTACTGGATGAAAAGAGAAAAGCCAGCCAGTTAGTCTGATCATTTCCTGATCGTCATGGCAAAAAGCCATAAAATAGCCGTCCATATCAGTATTAGGTGCAACTGATATATGCAAATCATAGCAATCTGATTCTGCTATATATTCGATCCAACCGTTTATTGTGGCTTCATTATCGCAAGTAATATTCATAGTCTTGATCCTTATTGCTAGTGTTTATTATATCTGTAATTCAGAGGCTAAATGCTGCACCAGCTTTTCATGGGCTGGATCTTTTGGTGACATATCTTTATTGGTAAGCGCAAAATAGATATCAAAGATAACGTGAAACTCTGGCTCTGACATTTCATCAAAGGATATGTGCATTAAAGCATTATATGTTTCGGGTGATAATTTCATAGCGTTGATCCTTATGTTGTTTGCTAGTCTTTCCCCATAGATATAGAACGCTGTTCATATTGTCAACAATAAAAATAAATGCTATTTGTTATTGCAAACATTGCTTAAGCAAACATTGCCAGCAATGCTTCACTGCTTCCCCTTTATATATAGTAATTGATTGCAAGCTGCCTGGCCTTGTTTGGTTTGCTTGTTTGATTGTGTTTGATTTCCACATATCTCGCACATACAAACGGACATTGATTCGCATGGCATTGCTTGCTGTTTTGCCAGCTTGTTTTGCTTGCCTATGGGGGGCTTGTTTGTGGTGGCACACCCCCAGCTAGGCCAGCCACTCTATCGATGTGTTAAATACTACATTTACACACACAGCCTAACTTACTATGCTATAGCAGAGGATTACATGGCAAAGCTGACTACGCAGAGAATAGATGCACTGACTGCAAAGATTATGGATGGTCATAGTCTTGCTAGGGCTTGTGCTGAGTTAAAGATAAGTCGTGCTAATATTTATAGCCGTATGGCAGAGGATGCTGACTTAGAGAGGCAGATAAGGGTTGCCCAGCAGCAGAGTGCTGAGAAGGCTGTAGAGGAGTTGGATGAGTTATATCAGCAGAGGTTACGGGGTGAGAAGGACTACGACCCTAATGTGTTGAGGGATTATGCTACTCATGTTAGGTGGAAGGTTGGCAAGCTGATGCCTGATAGATTTGGTGATCAGAAGAACAGGGCTGGTGTAGAGATAGGCGATGGCACTGTTCGGATAGTTTGGGAGACTAATGCAGATTAAAATCCCTTACAAGCCCAGAGAGTTACAGGCTGAGATGCACCAGAGTGTTAAGCGTTGGAACGTGCTGGTGATGCACAGACGCTTTGGCAAGACTGTTTGGGCTGTTAATCATTTAATAAAGCATTGTCTGACTTGTGAGTTGCCAAGACCTAGAGTGGCCTTTGTTGCCCCTACCTTTACGCAAGCCAAGCGAATAGCTTGGGATTATGTAAAGTATTATGCTGGTGTAATACCTGGCGTTACCTTTAATGAGACTGAGTTAAGGGTGGACTTTCCTAATGGTGGGCGGTTAATGCTTTTGTCTGCTGAAAACCCTGACAGCCTTCGTGGTATTTACTTAGACCTATGCGTGTTTGATGAATTTGGTATGCAGAACCCTAGGGTATGGGGCGAGGTTGTTAGACCAGCACTATCCGATAGACAGGGTGGTGCTGTTTTTTTAGGTACACCAGCAGGGCATAATCATTTCTTTGATTTATTGGAGCAAGCAAAGAAAGAGACAGCTAACGAAAGTGACCAGTGGTATTGGAAGATAGTTAAGGCTTCTGAGAGTAAGTTAGTGCCAGAAGAAGAACTGGACGCGGCTCGTTCTATGATGACACCAGAACAGTATGAACAGGAATATGAGTGTTCCTTTACTGCCGCTATTGTAGGAGCGTACTATGGCAAGTTGCTGGCTGATGCCGATGATAATAACAGAATTACTAGAGTGCCGTATGATCCTGCTTATCCTGTGCATACAGCGTGGGATTTGGGTATAAACGATAGTACAGCTATATGGTTTGCCCAGATATTTAGAGGCGGTGCGGTTCACGTTATAGATTATTATGAGAATGGTGGTGTGGGTTTAGACCATTACGCAGAGGTTTTACGGAAAAAAGATTACCACTGGGGCGATCATCTTGCACCGCATGACATCGAGGTTCGGGAACTTGGTAGCGGTAAATCAAGGCTAGAGGTGGCTTTTGGTTTAGGTATTCGCTTTAGGGTTATGCCTAAGATGAAGATTATTGATGGTATCAATGCGGCTCGTATGATGTTGCCTAAATGCTACTTTGATAGAGATAAGACGCATGAAGGCGTAGAGATGTTAAGACAATATAGGCAAGAGTTTGATGAAAAGAAAAAAGTTTTCAGAGATCATCCACGCCATGACTTCACAAGCCATGCTGCGGATGCGTTTAGGTATTTGGCTATTGGGTTGGAGAATAAACAAACTATGGTCAAACCTCCGCAAGCGATGGCAATGAACGACTATAATCCGTTTCAGCTATGACAGACGAAAGCTACGCAAAGATAATGGCTATGATAGCCGACAGTCCATACCATCAGTGGTGGCCTGAAGAAATCATTGAAAGTCATATAGATACACCGCTTTCTTTAGGTCAGTTCATAATTGGCAAGGATGATGATGACGCATTTTTCTTTTTTGCAACTTGGGCGTTTCCAGAAGAAAAGCATCTGCAAGAGTATTTGCGTACCAGATGTTTTCCAAAGGACGGCTTTCACGGTAAAGGCGATGAGGTTTGGATTACAGACTTTATATGCTTGGGCGGTAGGCGCGATGTGGCTACGGCTTTCCGTTGCGTAAAAAATCTGATATATACGATGGGGTATGATAAATTTTTCTGGCTTAGAACTGAGAAGAACAAAATAGGCTGGCACACTATTAAGGAGTAGAGCATGGGCGGTATGTTTGCAAAAGCGAGAGGTGAGTTTTTAGCGCAAGCCTTAAAGAAAGCTATGGACGAACAGCAAGCCCAACAGATGATGCCGCAAGCGGTTGCTCTTGCTGATGAGGATGCGCCTAAGAAAAAGAAGGCTGCTGGCCTCAAAGGTAAGACAAAGCGCACTGGCGGTGCAGGAAAATTTGCAGAAACTATTTTAGGATAAGTATTATGGGTAGCTTCAATCCACTTAATATTGTCAAAGATGTTGTCGGTGGTGTCACTGACTTAGGCAAAAAAGCACTTACAGAAACATTTGATACTGTAACTGGCATGGATAAAAAAGAACGTAGGATGCTTCTTTATGGTGAAACACAATCGCCAGAAGTTACACCAGAAGTTACCCCAGAGGTTGTGCCAGATGAAAGCACACTGCTAAGAGATACACGCAGAACCAGAGGCAAGCGTTCTGGTCAGGGCGGCACTCTTGTTGGTGGTTATGGTGCTTTGTATCGTAAGGGCGGTTCTAAGTCTGCAACAGGAGAATAAAATGGGATTTATGAAGCCAAAGGTAATTACACCACCACCACCACCGCCACCACCGCCAGAGCCAGATATGGCTAAAGCTACTGCTCTAGCAGAAGAAGCTATGGCTGGTGAGCGTAAAAGACGCAAGGGTGCTGGGGCTACACAAGTTGCTGGCTTGACTGCAACACAAGCAACAACATCGAAGCCAACATTGTTAGGATAAACCAATGGATGACATTAAAGCCATCATTAAAAGGTTTGAAGCCTTAGAAGGTCAGCGAGATAACTGGCAAAACCATTATCAGGAACTTGCTGATTATATGCTGCCACGAAAGGCAGACATTGTGCG